TGCCATTACTATATATATAAACTACTATGAGGAATACATACTATGTTTAACGGTCTAGGCTTAACCGCTCCACTACAACCCAGTGTTGGACAACACAATTTCGCACGCATTCCTAGCGCAGACGTCCCGCGCTCATCATTTCATCGCCCTTCTACATGGCACGGCACTTGGGACGCAGGGCTTCTAATCCCCATGTTTGTAGACGAGGTTCTTCCCGGCGACACTTTCACTTTAAATACAAGTGCATTTATCCGGATGGCCACCCCAATCTTTCCATTATTGGATTCACTAATCGTTGATACACAGTATTTTTTTGTTCCATCGCGGCTAGTCTGGACCAATTGGACTAAAATGATGGGTGAGCGCGTCGATCCTGATGACTCAATCGATTATGTAATTCCAAAAGTCACCGTACCCGGCGCAGGATTTGCGGTTGGCACTTTGTATGACCATTTTGGCCTACCAACGGGAGTTGATTTCGCCGATGTCTCTAACCTCCCAGCTCGTTGCTACAATCTCATCTATAATGCGTGGTATCGGGACCAAAACCTTCAGGACTCGATTCCTGTCGATCTCGACGACGGTCCAGATGACCCTGCCGATTACATCGTCCGTAGACGCGGCAAACGACACGATTATTTTACTAGCTGCTTACCCTGGCCGCAAAAAGGGGACGCTGTTAGTGTCCCTCTCGGTACAACTGCACCTGTAAATCGTGAGTCACTCGCTACCTCGTGGTATGCGTATCGCGGATCTACTGATACGCTGCAAACCTCTGGTACACTCTCCTTAGACGGATCCGGGCGCATTACGAACGGTACCTATACTCTGTCTTTACAGCCTGGCACTCCACTAGGGTTAGAAGCTGATTTAACGACTGCAACTGCTTCAACAATTAATGATCTCCGCGAAGCGTTTCAAATCCAGAAAATTCTGGAACGCGACGCACGTGGCGGCACGCGATATGTAGAGCAAGTGCAGTCCCATTTCGGGGTCACGGTCCCCGACTACCGTCTACAACGACCCGAGTATCTCGGCGGCGGATCATCACCCATTACAATCTCACCCGTCCCACAAACCAGCTCAACTGACGCCACATCACCTCAGGGTAACCTGGCCGCTGTTGGCGCGGCCGGTTTCTCCGGCCACGGATTTCAAAAATCTTTCGTTGAACACGGCTATGTGTTGGGCATCATGTCTGTACGTGCACCACTCACGTATTACCAGGGCATTAACAAACTCTGGTTGCGCAATACTAGATATGATTTTTACCTGCCCTCACTCGCCCATCTGGGCGAACAGGCAGTCGAAAATCGTGAAATCTACGCAGACGGCTCAGCAAACGATGTATTAGCATTCGGCTACCAGGAACGATGGGCCGAAATGCGCTATAAACCTAGCCAAATCACGGGTCTGTTCCGGCCCAATGTCTCCGGTAGCCTGGACCCCTGGATACTCACTCAGGAATTTGCTTCGCTCCCTCTGTTAAACAGTACGTTTATACAGGACACTCCCCCAGTAGACCGCGTTATCGCGGTCCCGTCAGAACCTCATTTTTATGGTGTTCTAACACATGATTTAACCTGCGCTCGACCTCTGCCGCTCTATAGCGTACCTGGCATGATCGATCGCTTTTAACATCTCGCACCACTTCGACGCGCTCGCGCGTCGAATGTTGGGCGAAATCAATCTCTAATTACACATAGGAAAATCTATGGGCTTCTCATTCTCAAGACTCGCTACAGGCCTTGCCACCGGCGGACTTTCCGAAGCCGGCGGCCTCGGCTCTGCTCTCTCCGGCCTCGGCTCGTCCGTGGCCGGCGCATTCCAACTCGGTATTCCGCAGGCTTATGCCTCATATCGCGGCGGCGAAATGGCAAACGAGTCAAACGAACGCAACGTTGATAAACAAATGGCGTTTCAGGAGCGTATGAGCTCTACTGCGCATCAACGCGCAATGGTCGATCTACGCAAAGCTGGATTAAATCCAATCCTCGCGGCACAAAATCCCGCATCGTCACCCAGCGGCAACGCTGCTCACGTTCAGGACACCCTCACCCCTGCCGTACATACAGCACTAAACAGCTATAACGCTGTTAATCAAGCTCAACAAATCAAATCAAATATTGCTCTGCAATCTAATACTCAAAATCTACAAAACAGCCAGCGTCTACTCAATAACTCGGCTGAGGAATTTAATAACGTGCGGTCTAAACTCGCGCGACAAACAATTCCGCTGGCCGAGGCCCTCGGCATCGCTGGCAAAAATCTCAAAGCGATATTTACTACTATTGATAAAGCTGTTGGCGCCGGAGAAGGTGCATCAGACAACTTACTCCGAGACGCTCAAGAAGTCGCGACCGACTGGATGATGATCCTTAATGCTGGCGGCACTGCTGCTAAAAATGCAGTGCGGCAAGAAGTCACTAAGGGTAAAAATATTTTACTCCGTATTTGGGATGCTCTATCCAAAGAGCAGTCTCTCAAAGGCCTTACAACCCCAGACTCTTTTAAAAGAGTCAATTAATTAACCAATAGGACTACTAAAATGGCTAAATTCCGCTCTGCTCACGATCACAAAATCGCTGATAAATCATACGCTCTCTATCAGATTGGTGAAGAATCGCTCACTGTCGAAGACATCCATGATTCCACCAAAATCGACAATATCATCAAAAAATATGACCGAACGGGCATAATTACTGTCGTAAATCAAGCTAAAGCGATGTACGGCGATTTTACGACTACAACCAACGAATATCAGGTCGCGCTCGACCTTACAATCAACGCTCAAAACTCATTCAATCAACTACCCTCGATGATCCGAGAAAAATTTAGAAACGACCCAGGTACGTTTCTTGAATTTGTCACGGATCCTAAAAACCTTCCAGCTATGCGGGAAATGGGCCTCGCCCATCCTGCCCCAGAGCCAATAATTCCGGCTCCTACCGCATAAAAAAATACAGTGGGAACAGTACCCCTCTCGACGCAACTGTTCCCACTGACACCAACGGTGTCAAAACACACATTAATTGACCTATCTGGCCAATTAAACTAATCTAACTGGATGTAATCCTATGGAGCAAAAACTATGCAAATGCACCGATCAACAATGTCAAACAAACAGAGTAAACGCTCGTTTACACGCGGTACACGAACGAACACAAAAAACGGACGAACTCAGCCCATGCGCGGTGGCTACCGCCTCTAAAATTGGTTATAATCAATTCGTTCACTGCCGAATAGGCAGCTCAACAAAGGGGGGGTGCCCTAACACCCCTCCTGTTCTTTAGGGAGAACTAAACATTATGGTCTGCTACGCCCCAATCTCTGCTTATCAAAACAACGCCACAAACGAAAACGGCAAACGTCCTTTACTGTTCAATCCTGCTCCAAACACAACCCCGTTAGAAATTCCCTGCGGTCAATGCATTGGCTGCAGACTCGAACGCTCCCGACAGTGGGCCGTGAGAATGGAACACGAAGCCCAACAATATGGCGTCGAAAACTGCTTTGTAACGCTCACATATTCTGACGAATATCTCGATACACTTGACAACCCTCACACGCTACATTTCAAGCATTTTCAAGATTTCATGAAAAGACTCCGCAAGTCTCATCGCGGGGTTTACGCTGTAGACGTCCCCTATACTGACTCACATGGTATAACAAAAACAAAAATCGGATATCCGATTCGTTTTTACCATTGCGGCGAATACGGCGAAAAATACAAACGTCCGCATTATCACGCATGTCTATTTAATTTCGATTTCCCCGACAAAATTCTGGACAGTGTTAATGAGCTGGGTCATCGCTACTATCAATCAAAAATACTCAATGGTCTGTGGGGCCACGGTAATACCCTGTTATCAGCATTTAGCTGGGATACTGCCGCATACTGCGCTCGCTATGTAACAAAAAAACTCAATGGGCAACTCGCTAAACAAAAATACTATGCTATTGACTCAGACACGGGAGAATATTTCGATCTCGCCCCTGAATACTCCACCATGTCTAGACGCCCAGGCATCGGCGCAAACTGGTTTGCAAAATACAAAAAACAGGTTTATCCCCGAGACTATGTTGTCTCAAATGGCCAAAAACAACTACCCCCTAAATACTATGATCGTCTATTAGATAAAATCGCATCTATTGAACTCGAAACGATTAAACAAAATCGTCTTGAAAACATGAGCACTGAAAAACATTATCAGAATAATCTCTGTCCGCGACTGCGTGCGCGGCATGAGGTTCGAAAAGCGGCGTTAAAACGCCTAAAACGAAGCTAAACCAACCAAGGAACTTTTAAATGACAACTTATTCAGTTTTTGCTCTCTACGACAAAATTGCTGACCAATACATGAAACCTTTTTTTGAACTCACGTATGAATCCGCATTGCGCGCACTTACTGAGGCCCTCGACGATAAAACCACGGCAATGTATAAACACGCTGCTGATCTAGAGTTAACCCACTTGGGTTACTGGGATGACGACGAAGGCACTTTAATTCCTGTCTCTGCATCTTTTGAGCACAATGCTATTTTTCTGTCTAAACTCATACCAGTTTCTTATCCATCTACATCGAAGGAATACTTTTCTAAACCTCATACTGAAACTCACCCTTGCGCTTGAATGCCATTACTATATATATAAACTACTATGAGGAATACATACTATGTTTAACGGTCTAGGCTTAACCGCTCCACTACAACCCAGTGTTGGACAACACAATTTCGCACGCATTCCTAGCGCAG